TTCTCCCCAGGTAAGCCGCTTCGTAATGAACTTGATCTCATCAAGGCTCTTTCGGAAACAAGGCACCTTGACCTCTTTACAGCCGAACGCCTTCTAAACGAGACAAAGGCAGAATATTCAAAGTTGAATAAGAAGCAAATCTTTAACGAGCAGTCCGCTATGATCAGCCGTATCAACAAGGTTCTTGGCACCGATGTCTTTTCTAACTTTGTTCCAAATTACAAGCACCTCGCTACCATCCACCAGATCTTCTCCGAGAAGGTTCCTGTTAAGAGCCGCGTTCTACTTGAAAGAACCATCATCGGTTCACTAACATCCAAACCAAAAAACGCTGCGGTAAAGACAGAAATGCCACATATGGACAAGCTAGTTTACAAAAAGGTTATTGAGAATTTCAACACCAAGTATGACGGCGAACTCCTAGCCGAACAGAAGAACCTAATAAACAAGTTTATTGTTTGCACAGGCGACAGAGCAACCGAGTTCAAGGTTTACCTAAACGAAGAGATCGGTCGCCTCAAAGAAGAGGTGTCCGAGGCAAGAAATAAAGAGATCTTCCAAAACGACAACGAACTCTCTGAAAAGATGAACCTTGTGTCCGAGGCACTAAACAAGTTCCAAACAAAGAAGATCGATCAAACCCTCGTTCATAAGGTTATGCAGATCCAGCAACTTGTCAAGGAGCTTGTTGACTAATGGCCATTAAGATCACCATCGGTGGAGGAAAGAAAAAAGCCCCACCACAGCCCCCTCCAAAGGTTGCGGAGATCAAACTTAACATCTCCAAGACGGTCAATGGTGATTATTACATCAAGGACCACTCCGACATTGACATCGTTATTATGGTAAAGAAGAACAAGGTTCTCGCTCTTTCCAAAGATCTAATGTCCGAGATGGTTTATGGAGCACAAGATCGACTATTCAGATTTCTAACAGAAAAGGGCCTCGTTGATCCAACAACAGTCCAGGGCGGTTCCGTCTATGGTTCTATGGAAGGGATGCTTTTGAAGTCCGACGAACTCAATGTCCCAAACATGACTATTCTAAACATTTCAGAGTGGATCGATTCCGAGCGTCCTTACTTTGAGTTTGTTGAGAAGTTTGAGGAAATGGAGGTTGAGCATTTTGTTGATCCTAACGAAGAGGAGTCAACAGAGTTGGGTGAGGTTCCACACGAAGAAACAAAGGGAACACTCCGTCCAGGCTACACCTATGGTCCTTACTGGCAGTCCTACACTTACTAAGGAGTTATTATGGACTTACTTTGGTTTTCGCTTGCTTGCTATGGCTTGACTTACCTTGTCGTCTATGCAAGCATTTTTAATAGAATCCGCCCAAGCAAAGACTGGCTTTGGGGTTTTGGCAAGTTGTTTAACTGCACGCTTTGCTTTGGGTTCCACGCCGGCTGGTTTTTGTTCAGCATAAACGCTTGGACGGAACTATTTACTTTTGACTACACCGTAGCAAACTTTTTTATTTGTGGCTGGATCGGCTCTGGCGTCTCTTATTTGCTTTCGATGGTGGTCAATGACGAAGGTCTCAGAATAACAAAAGGAGCAGACAATGCGTCGTAGAAACATTCCAGAAGTTCGCCGTTGTTGCAGCGGCTCTTAACTCGGGCGGGTTGCGCCCGCCAAATACTTAGGAAACAACCATGGGAAAAACACTTTTACGAGAATATTACGCCCTCTGTGATGGAGGCATTTGCCAAGACTTCTTAACCGAGGCAGAAAAGAAACTTGTTGCTGATGGCAAGAAGTTCTACATGACCGGTTGTATGCAGAAGTACGACACGCCAAACGGCAACGGTCGTGTTTATTCCAAGAGAGTTCTCCAGCGTGAGATCGAAAACTATTGGAAACTCGTAAAAGAGCGTCGTGCCCTTGGGGAACTCGACCACCCAGACGATTCCGTTATCAACTTAAAAAACGCCTCCCACCTCGTAACTGACATGTGGTGGGATGGTCCTGCTCTTATGGGCAAGGTTGAGATCCTTGACACCCCATCGGGCAAGATTCTAAGAAACCTTGCAGAGTCCGGCGTCACCCTTGGCATTTCTTCACGCGGCCTTGGCTCCGTAAGAGAAGAGCGAGGCCGCATTATGGTGGAAGACGACTTCCAACTTATTTGCTTTGACTTTGTTTCAGAGCCATCCACCCCAGGTGCTTTCATGCACACCAAGGGTGCGATGCACGAGGCAAAAGAGCCAAACATCTTTACAAGAGCGGACAAGATCAACCGCATCCTAAACGACATTTTGAGGGACTAATGAAGCGTTCAGAACTAAAAAAGATTATTGAGCCCATCGTTAAGGAGTGTGTCCAAGACATCCTTCTTAAAGAAGGTTTGCTTTCCAACATCGTCTCCGAGGTTGCAAAGGGTATGGGAGGTCAAGTGATCCAAGAAAGCAGACCTGTTCCTTCCACAACAGCAAAGGCTCTTGGCATCACCCCGATGAGAGACGACCAAGCTCGCTTAGACGAGATCAAGGCAAGAAAGAGAAAGCTATTGGACGCTATCGGAAAAGACGCCTACAACGGCGTTGACATTTTCGAAGACACAAAACCTATTGTAGAAACAAAGAAGAGCAACATGGGTCCAGCAAACCCACTAACAGGGGACGGCAGAGCCCCAGACGATCCAGGCGTTGATATCACCGGCATCCTAAACATCGGTGGCAAAAACTGGAAAGCTTTGATGGGTTGATACTATTTATAGAAGCGAGGGACAATAAATGCCAGAATTTACTTATACATCAGGTACCAGAAAGTTTACAAGAACAAGAAACTCACTAAACAAGTCTAGTTTTACTTTAACAAATGCGACAAGTGTTGGGGCTTCTTTTAGTTTGAGTAAGTATGGTTCCGTCCAGTTCAAGGCAGTAAGTGGTTCCGCCTACATTAAACCAGAAATGCTTATTGTTCAATGTTCTAATACAGGAAGCACTCCAACTTCTCTCGTTGTAAGAATAACAAAAGACTCTGCCGGCGACGAGTGTATTGTCCCAGATACTTCCGGTGCGCTTTCAGTTGGATTGACCAACGATCAAAATGTTACAGCCGTTTACCAAATCGGCCTTCCTTATGTAGATAAGACAACACCAGCGGCTTCTTTCTACCTCTTCTTTAAGACGGACACAGGAACGGTTGACGTTGACTATGCAGACCTTTACACAACAGTAGAGACCTTCTAAAATGGGAATTGCAAGAGTAGCAGTAACCAGAGTAACAAGAGACTACGCTGTCGTTAGACCTCCGTTGCCAACAACAGACTTTCAGTCCTCAGGTGGCACTTTGGGCGCAAAGACATTTGATGCTTTCGTCGATCCAGAAAGAGTAATCGCAAGATACGAAGCGATCTTCAAAAAGAATTCTTCTTCAAGTGCCACAGTTTCTGGTTCCAAGCGAGGCCCATACACAATTTCCGGTGCTGCTGACGGAGATCAGGGCGTTCTTGCTATTAATGCCAAAGATAAAGACGGAAACACAGTAGCAACTGCTATTCATGTTTGGGGCATTGCATCAGCAGGCGGCGGGGGGGACTCCATTGTAACTCCTCCATCTTCAACAACAAACTACGTCGCAGCAGACGCGACACTTTCTCAGAAAACATTCAGTGCCTTTACTGATGCTGATGGCATTATTGCTGGTTATTCTGCTTCTATCATCAGCAACCTTGGAAATGCTACGGTAAGCGGCTCAGGTCTTGGCGCTTACACAATTTCTAGCGCAGTAAACGGCGAGTTTGGTGTTCTCAAGCTAGACGCTAAGGACTCATCAAATAATATCGTAGCAACAGCAGTTCATGCATGGGGCATTACGAACGGTTATGCAACAGACGGATCCCAAGACTTCTCGCCTTGGAAACTTCTTAGCACAGCGGATATTATTGCCACAACGGACACAGGGGCTCTTGAGACTTCAAAGGCTATGTCTGGTAATGAGATTCAATTTAGAGGCTCTGTACCAGTAACCGCAACCGACTATCACCCTGACAACGGTTGTCGTTATCGTTTCAACATGATCGATCCAAAAGACGACTCTACAATTTCAGCCGGCGGCGGAAGCATTATTGGTATTCAATACTACTTTAAGTTTGGAACAAATGCCCCAAGCACAAATGCAAACTTCTTTTATTGTGGTTTATGGGATGGAACCACACAAGGATCTTTCGGAGGAGGCGTTTATTACAACGCAACGCGAATCGGAGCCGGCACATATACTGGTATAACAACAACTCCATACACGTTTCAAGCTGGAAATGTTTTTTTAGTAGATATTATGATGGCTGATGATGCCAATGACACTTCTGGTGTTGCTGGGCTCCCGAGCATCAAGGCTTTTGATGATGACAGTACACCGGCTAGGGCTGCCAGTTTTGTTAGTAGCCAGCAAACCACAACCATTTCTGCGACAGCTACTAGACCAACACTTAGTTTTTCAGGGGACATTGACGTAACCATTTATTACCGACTTGTCTATGCCCCAACCACTCCATTCTAATAAAGAGGAAATATGAGTTATAGAAGAAATAATAGAAGGAACCACAGAAGAAATAATCCAGATAAGAGGTTCTCAATAGGAAAGAAAACATCTCACGTCACAACCTACGCAAGAGATGACGAACACCCAGAAAGAACAATAAGACGGTTTCTAAAGAAGTGTAAGAAGGAACGAGTGATAGAACGTAGTAGAGAATACGACTATTATGAGAAGCCTTCTGTAAAGAGGGCAAGAGCAAAAGCCCGACGAAAGGCACTAATAGAAAAAGCGAACAGAGAAAACCAGAACAAGTAAAGGGTTTTTGTGTCAACGCTATACTATTTATTTGTGAATAGCAAGAAGTGTTTCTACAGCACGAGGAATTATTAGTATGCCAACACTCTTAGAGCAAGCCATCATTGACGCCCAGGAACTCCGCGATGCAGCACTACGCAACGCGGAAACGACTATTCTTGAGAAGTACAACGCCGAGGTGCGTAATATGGTCGAGTCCCTCCTAGACGAGCAGGAAGAGGACAAGATGGGTATGGACATGGAGCCAGAGATGCCTGGCGACGAAGGCCCAATGGATGGTGTTGCCGATCAGCTTGAGTTTGGCGCTACTGCTGGTCAGCCAATGTGCCCTTGCCCAGATGATGAGGTTGTAATGACTCTAAACCTTGACGACCTAAGGGCGATGTCCGATGAACTAGAAGGGACCGAGGCTATGGGCGAGCCGATGGACCAGGAAGAGCTTGCTGTTGATCTAGGTGTTGCCCCGGAAGAAGAGGAAGAAGAGGTTGACCTCACAGCCCTCGCCGAGAGCCTAGACGAAGAAATGGAAGTCGACGAGGAAGAAGAAGATATGGAGCTTGACGAAGCTGATATCAAGGGTCTCGTTGAGGAACTTATCGTGGATATGGCCGGCACGAAGTCTGGTTATCTAAACCGCCCTGCCGCCGAAATAAACTTTGAAGAGGAATTGGAGCTTGCACGTCGTTCGAGCACAGAGTATCAGGAGGAACTTGAGTCCCTTCGTACCGCTCACGACAAGGTTTCAATCCAAAAAGAAGCTTTGGTTAAGAAGAATAATCTTCTAACTGAAACCGTTTATGCATTGAAGGAGAGGCTCGAAGAGCTAAACCTTTCTAATGCTAAACTACTCTACTCGAATCAGGCATTGAATAGTGCCTCCTTGAATGAGCGACAAAAGTCAAAAATTGTCGAGTCTATTCAAAAGGCTGATTCTGTTGAAGAGGCGAAGGTGATATACGAAACACTTCAAAGCACAGTGGGCGAGTCTCGTAATAGAACTCCAAAATCACTAAGCGAAGCTGTCAGTAGAAGACCTTCAACTATCATACCCAAGAGACGCAAAGAGCGTTCACGCCAAGAAGATCTTGTCCGTGATCGTTTCAGAGCCCTCGCAGGTATCAAGTAACAGAAACTCAAACAAAAATCCCTATATAAAGGAGGTGATATATTATGTCTATTTTAGAAAAGCTAACAGAAGGAATCGTTAACCGCGATCTCCGTGCAGAAGGCGATGCGCTTCTCTCTAAGTGGGAGAAGACTGGTCTTCTAGAGGGTCTCTCCGCAGACCATGAGCGCGCCGGCATGGCTCGCTTGCTTGAGAACCAGGCCAAGCAGCTTCTTAAGGAAGCTTCTTCCATGGCCGCAGGCGACGTTGAGGGCTTTGCCTCAGTCGCTTTCCCGCTTGTTCGCCGCGTTTTCGGTGGTCTTTTGGCCAACGATATCGTCAGCGTCCAGCCAATGAGCCTTCCATCAGGTCTCATTTTCTTCCTCGACTTCACTTATGAGGACGCCAAGCTTGGCCTTGGCGCTGGCGAGTCTGTCTACGGTGGTGGTGTTGTCGGTTCAAAGATAACCGGTGGTGTCAGTGACCTTACCGAAGAAGGTGGTGGTCTTTACAACCTTCAGTCTGGTTACTCTTCAGCTACAGGTTCTGTAGCTGGTGTTGCTACTGCTCTAGGTAATACAACTTTTGAAGTTGGATTTTCTGCAACAACTGATAAGTTGATTCGCTTCGACCCAGATATTCCTTCTGGCAGCTACGCTCAGACGCTTACTATTGCTCTTTCTGCGCTTCCGCAGATTAACACAGATCAGCTAGTTGACGTTAAGGTTACTTTGTCAGATGCTTCTGGTTCTGCACAGGTTCGTCGTCTCACCACACAGGATGGTACAAACCTCACTTGTGTGTTCACCAAGTCATCGCACTTCCCAGAGCTTGACGACTCAACTGCAACTGTTGAATACCCAATCACTGACAACTTTACTAACGCCAGCGCGATTGGTGCTGTTGTTGGTGTTGATACTTGGGGCCTTGAAGAGCCACTTGGTGGCACCGGTAATTTCGGTGACGCAACTGAGAAGAACGAGATCCCCGAGATCGACATCAAGGTTGACTCCATCGCTGTCACGGCTCAGACCCGCAAGCTCAAGGCCAAGTGGTCCCCAGAGCTTGGTCAGGATCTCAACGCCTACCACAACCTCGACGCCGAGGTTGAGCTAACCAGCATCCTCTCCGAGCAGATTGCTCTTGAGATCGATCGTGAGATTCTCAACGATCTCCTCAAGGGTGCTACGGCTGGCACATACTACTGGAGCCGTTCACCGGGTCTATTCGTAAACCGCACCACCGGTGCTGAGGTTGGAGCCGGCGCGTCCGCCCCTGACTTCACCGGTACGGTTTCCGAGTGGTACGAGACTCTCATTGAGACAATCAATGATGTCTCCGCTCAGATCCACCGCAAGACTCTCCGTGGTGGTGCCAACTTCATCGTGACCTCACCTGAAGTTGCCAACATCCTTGAGTTCACCAGTGGCTTCCGTGCTTCCGTCACGGCTGATGCTGACACCGGCACCGTTGGTGCTGTCAACGTTGGTTCACTCTCCAAGAAGTTCGACGTTTACGTCGATCCTTACTTCCCACGCAACGTCGTTCTCGTCGGTCGCAAGGGCAGTGGCTTCCTTGAGAGCGGCTACGTTTACGCTCCATACGTTCCACTACAGGTCACGCCGACCATCTTCGGTACCGAGGACTTCATCCCCCGCAAGGGCGTGATGACTCGCTACGCGAAGAAGATGGTCCGTCCTGACATGTACGGTCTCGTCATCTGCCGTGGTCTCCTTGGTGAGACTGGCGGTAGCTGATAACTAGCGCCTAAAGGCATTACGCCCTCGTCGTCTTCGGATGGCGAGGGCTTTTTGTTTTAAGAACAACTATTTATAGTAAAGGAGATTCGTTATGAATATTCGTAAGAGAAAAGCACTAAGAGCAAAGGCCCTCGCCGAGCGCCAAGCCGCACAGGCTCCACAGCCTGCTCCCGCTCCAGTTGTTGAAGCACCAGCCCCAGCACCCGTTGTGGAGAGCGAGACGCCTGTCCTCGACGCTGTTGCAGAAGAGGTTGAGGTAGAGACAGCCCCAGAGCCAAAGCCTGTCAGAAAGGCAACCAAGAGCCGCAGAAAGACATTTACAAAAGACTAAGGGGGATCTATTGAATGGCAAAGCCTACCCTAACACCAGTCAGTCAGACTAGTAAGGTTATTCTAACTTCAACCGGAAGCACAGCGACTACCGGTAATGGGGCAGGTTTAACTACACATTACCCTTTTGGTATTTATGTAGAGACCGATTCTCCTCTTTATGACACAAACTTTATTTCAGGTGCTGCCGATCAAGTTGCCTACACTTACAAGAAGTTGGGTGGTGATGTCCTTGACATCGAACTTACGGTCGGCAACGTCTATGCTGCTTATGAAGAAGCGGTTTTAGAATACACCTACCACATCAACAAACACCAAGCGAAGAATGTTCTTGGAAGTCTTTTAGGCTTTGCAACAGGAACATTTGATCACGACGGACAAATGACCGGAGGTGATGCTTCTGGTTCTGCCGTAAACCTGAAATACCCAACCTTCAAGGTTGGTTATGCTCGTCGTGTTGGTGAGGGCTTCTCCGAGGAAGCGGGCATCGGAGGCAACAACACTTTCTATTCTGCTTCTTTTGCCCTAACTGCTGGTGTCCAAGACTACGACCTACAAAACATTATTTCCAGTTCAGCCGCCAATAACCTTGAACCAGCAACAAGCGGCTCAGTCCCCTACGCCAACTTGGTCGGCAACAAGAAAGTTAAGATCCACAGGGTCTTCTACAAAACGCCAGGTTCTATGTGGAGGTTTTATGGCTACTATGGTGGTCTAAATGTTGTCGGTAACCTAAACTATTATGGTCAGTATGCCGATGATACTACATTTGAAATCATCCCAACCTGGCAAAACAAACTCCAGGCTATGGCTTATGAAGATCATCTTTGGACCCGACTTTCACATTACTCTTTTGAGTTGTTCAACAACAAATTGAGGATCACACCGATCCCAGAAGGTTTTGTAAGCCATATGTGGGTTCAGTTCACCATTGACCAAGATCCTTGGACAGAGGACTCGGATCGTAAGAACGGCACAGACGGCATTAACAATATGAACTCTTTGCCGTTTGACAACATTCCTTACCAAAACATCAACGCCATTGGTAAGCACTGGATTCGTCGTTATGCCCTTGCTCTTTCAAAAGAGATGCTGGGTCAGATCCGAGGCAAGTTCAGCGGCAATATTCCGATCCCAGGCGACAGCGTAACCCTCAACTCCAGCGATCTCCTAAGTCAAGCAAAAGACGAGCAAACTTCTTTGAAAGAAGAACTCGTCAAGATCTTGGACGAAATGACTTACAAGGCACTTGCGCAGCAGGACTCAGAACTTATTGCTGCTATTGACAAGGTAAACTCTAATATTCCAATGATGATCTACCAGGGGTAACTAAATGGCACAAAACAAGTGGACACAACCAGACGCCCCACCTCCTCCGCTTTTCACAGGAAAGAAGGAGCGAGATCTTGTAAAGCAAGTTAATGATGAACTTATTGAAAGGGTTATCGGCCAAACAGTTGCTTATTACCCAATAGACGACAAGACAACCAACTACCACCCGATCTATGGCGAGGCAATAAAAAAGAACTTTCTTCCTCCTGTAAGGGTTCACGCTCTTGTTGAGTGGGAAGGTATCCAAACAAAGTATCAGCAAAACATCGGACTTGACAAAGACGCTTCCATCATCGTTCATTTCCACAAGAGGCGTTTAACCGAGGATCAAGACCTCTATGTAAGAGAAGGCGACTTTGTTCTTTATGGCGACACTTTCTATGAGATCGTCACTCTTTCAGAACCAAAACAACTTTATGGTCAGATCGACCACCTATTAGAGATTTCAGCCAAGTGCGTCAGAGCACGAGAGGATCTATTCGATGGCACCTAAATACGATCACACAGGAATAGAAGGAGCAAACGAGAATCTAAAAGAGATCCCGTTTATGCCCTCTACTATTGAGAACATCGACACAGCGATCTTCAACTATGTAAAAGATGAACTTGCTCTTCACACTGAAACAAACAAAGGCAATGTCCGTGTTCCTGTTCTTTGGGTTGCAGCCGAGCGCTCCCATCAAATAAAGAACAGCGATGATCAAAACATAAGAGACAAGAAGGGTGTATTCAAACTTCCTCTTATGACACTTGAAAGAGCGTCGATGACAAAAGATCCTGCTTTTAAAGGAACGTTCCAGGCTCATATGCCAGACTTTGGTAGAGCAATACATAAAACTCGTAGAGTCAATGTTCCAGCGGCAAGGCGAATAAACCAAGGTAAAACATCAAACTTTATGAACGCCTTCTCAAAGAGACAATATGGTGTTGGCAACAATGTAGGAAATGGACAACTAAACTTTCCAATCAAAATGAAGTCTGACAAAAGCCGTGTTATTACAGAAACTGTTTACATGCCTATTCCTATTTGGGTTAACGCAATGTACTCTCTTCGCATCAGAACTGAGTTCGTGCAACAGATGAACGACCTAACCCAGCCTTTCTATTCCTTTACGGGACAGGCTAACTCTTTCTTTATCACAAACGAAGGTCATAGATACGAAGCCTTTGTTGAGGGCGACATTTCTTATAGCAACAACATAGCGGATCTCGGAGAAGAAGAAAGAACTTACATTACAGACATCAAGTTTAAAGTCCTTGGTTATCTAATGGGCGAAGGCAAGAATGATCCAAAGCCGAAGTTTACAACAATAGAAAACTATGTAGATGTAAAGATTCCAAGAGAAAGAGTAATCTTGGGAGACATAAACACCTTCCTAGATGACGACGAAGGTTTTTATAGAGAGTAAAGGTGGTTGCTTCTATAATAGACTATTTATTATGAGAAACGCATTGTAGTATGAATGCTGCACAAGGAGACTAATAGATGCCAGTTGACAAGTTTAGATTCGTTTCCCCAGGTATTTTCCTAAACGAAATCGATCAGTCCCAAATCCCAGCCCTACCCGAAAACGTCGGTCCCGTTATCGTTGGCCGCACTGAGAAGGGACCGGGTATGATCCCAACCAAGGTCCGCTCTTTTTCAGAGTTCGTTGAGATCTTCGGAAACCCTATTTCCGGTCTTGGCGGTGTAAGTGATGTCTGGCGTGAGGGCAACTATTCTTCTCCTACCTACGGTGCGTATGCAGCACAGGCTTACCTCCGCTCTGGCGTTGGACCTGTCACATTTATTCGCCTTGTCGGAACACAGCACCCAGACGCTAACGCTGACGGTAAGGCTGGTTGGCAAACAGAGAAGGAACCAAGTACAGCACTTGGAACAAATGGTGGACCGTTTGGTTTGTTTGTTATTCCTTCCGGCTCAGATGCTGTTAGTACAACTGGAGCGCGCTCAATAGTGGTAGGAGCAAACACTGGGTCTCTTGCTGCTGTTTGGTACATGAACACTGGTTCTTGTCTAGTACTTTCTGGCGCCGCACCGGACGGAGCCTATATTGAAGGTGTTGCTACTGCTATAAGGGCAGATGCTAATGGTGAATTTAAGGTAAGAATTCTTCAAGGCACTGGCGCCGGTACTGAAATTGAAAATGTTACATTTTCGTTAAATGAGTCTAGCGACAAGTTTATTAGAAAGGTCTTCAATACAAACCCACAACTCGTCAATACTACTATTGAGGGAACTACATACGATAAACCTTATTGGCTAGGCGAAACATTTGAAGGGTTTTTAAACGTCTCTGGCCTTACTCCGACTGGAACAGGTAGTATTGGCGTTATTCTCCCGCTTGTTTCTGGTTCCACAAACATTGGAAACCACGAGAAGCGAATGGCTTACCGTGATGCTCACACTGGCTGGTTCTTTGGACAAAACCTTTCTGCCGACACCAGTAGTTACACCTATGATGGAATGCAAAAACTATTTAAGTTTGTCGGCATCAACGGCTACGGTTCCTGGCTACAAGAGAATGTCAAGATCTCCATCGACAACATACGCGCTTCTGCAAATGAAAATGTTCCATACGGTACTTTTGATGTCGTTCTTCGTAGAGCAAATGATAGCGATCTTCGCCCTGTTGTTTTAGAGCGTTTCTCCAACTGTAACTTAAACAAGAACTCTCCTAACTATGTTGCCGCAAAAATCGGCGATATGTCAATGGAATGGGATGCAGTAGAGAAGCGATACCGTGACTTTGGTGATTTTCCAAATGTTTCGCGCTATGTCCGTGTTGTAATGGACCAGCAGTTTGATGCAGGTGCACCCAACGAAGCACTTCTACCATTCGGCGTCTATGGACCACCTGCTTTCCCTGACTGGTCTTATACTTCTGGTAGTACCACTGAAATTAATGCCTATGTTCGCGGATCTGGCTCGGTGCCAGATGCTCTGATCGATGCTAATGCAGATGGAAGAATTATTTATATTACAGCCGAGTTAGCTGAATTTAACATCACTTATCCACAGGTTGGTATTCGCGTAAGTGCGTCTACAGCCGCTGGTACCAATGTTGATGGTGCGGATCCTACAACGAACGCCTACTTTGGTCTACAAACTACAAAGACATTAACATCTAATGTTTTTGATACAGGGTATGCTGACTACCTTAGAGCATTTGGTAATGAAATTATTGCAGATAGCGATTGGGTTGATACATTTGGAAATGGCACCCTGCCTGGCGGCCTATCCCACCAGTGGATCTTCAGTTTAGACGAAATTATAGTTTCAAAAGGCACGAACTTTGATGACGCTACTCCAACCAGTAATATTGACAGCGCAGCCTGGTCGTCCGGCTCGATGGTTGCGGGTACCTCATGGACCGCTTCTGGCTCTGGCGGGTCTACATTAACTGCTGCTCGCTACCAAAATGTTCTTGACTCCAAGATCAACCGCTTCACTTCACCAATGTTCGGCGGCTTTGACGGCCTAGACATTACAGAGCGTGACCCGTTCCGTAACTCTCTTATTAGCGAGAATCCGACAGAGCAGAGCAGCTATGTTTACTACACACTTCGTCGTGCAGTCGACACTGTTGCGGATCCAGAGGTTGCCGAAATGAATCTTCTAAGCATCCCAGGTATCACTGACGATCGAGTTACAGATCACATCATCCAGACTGCCGAGGGTCGCGCTGACACTCTCGCTGTCATCGATGTTGAGGGCGGTTTCAGGCCACGTCACGAAGCAGACGCTACACGCTCTGCTCGTAAGGGCAACCTAAGCACTGTTCTTTCTAACATCAAGGCAAGAAACCTAAACAACTCTTACGGTGCTGCTTACTACCCATGGGTTAAGGTCCGCGACACTGTTAACGGCGTTCTCCTTGATGTTCCGCCATCTGTTGTTGCTCTCGGTGTTCTAGCGAGTACAGAGCGCTCTGCTGATGTTTGGTTCGCTCCTGCCGGTTTCAACCGAGGTGGACTATCCAACGGTGCTGGTGGCCTTCCGGTTGTCGGCGTTGAGACCAAGTTGACCTCACGCAACCGTGATGATCTCTACGACGTAAACATCAACCCGATTGCTTCTTTCCCAGCGGAAGGCATCGTGGTCTTCGGCCAGAAGACGCTTCAGGCTACGCCTTCGGCTCTCGACCGAATCAACGTTCGTCGCCTAATGATCTTCGTCAAGCGTGGCATCTCAAGAATCTCTGCTGGAACACTCTTCCAACCAAATGTTCAGGTCACTTGGAACAACTTCAAGTCCAGAGCAGAGAATTTCCTAAACGATGTCAAGGTTCGTTTCGGCATCGACGACTTCCGCGTTGTCCTTGATGAAACAACAACAACTCCAGATCTTGTGGACAGAAATATTCTTTACGCAAAGATTTTCATTAAGCCGACACGCGCCATCGAGTTCATTGCCATTGACTTCATCATTACTCGCTCTGGTGCTTCTTTTGATGACTAAAACAAAATAACCACTATTTACTATAAAGAGGAGATCAATTCTAATGGCTGAAACAAATGGTTTTTGGACAACATCGGCAGCAAGAGACCCAAAGAGAGGTTTCAGGTTCAGAGTGACTTTTGACACACTGGCCAGTCTTCAGGGTGTGGCTTGGTATGCTAAGAAGGCTACGAAGCCCTCTATTTCTTTCTCAGAGGCTTCACACAACTATCTAAACCACACCTACTACTGGCCGGCGCGCACAGAGTGGAACGAAGTTGACATTACCTTTGTCGATCCAGTTGAGCCAGATCTTTGCGACGGCTTTACAACTTTGATTGAGGCTGTTGGTTATACGATCCCACGAGGTGGTTCTTTTGAGGATTCAGACTTTGCTTCCGTGTCAAAGGCTGCTTCTGTGGCTAACTTGGGTAACATTAGAATTGAACAGATCGACGAAGAGGGTAAAAGCCTTGAAGAGTGGACGCTCAACAATGGTTGGGTCAAGGAATTGACCTTCGGCGATCTCGACTATGGCTCAGACGATCTAACAGAAGTTTCTATGAAGATTCGTTATGACTGGGCTTCTGTCGGAATCAAGAACAGTTCTCTTCGCAAGTTCTCACTATAAGGTAGCCTAGATGGCCAACACTAAGCTAGAATCTAGAAGGGCCGAAAAACAAAGATCCCGATTCGACATAGATGGATCGCCCAGCGCCCCAGCGGCGCCTACAGCACCCAGGCCCCCAGAAACTCCTGCTGACTTTGTTCCTCCACCGCGAGCAAGGACCAATAGCGATGCAGAAGCAATAGCTTCTCATGAAGCAAAAGCTCCCAGATTTTGGACAAACCAGTTTAATGCCGGCCTTGGCTTTAAAACCGATCCAAAGTTCAAGTATAGATTTCGTGTTATATTCCCTGGCCTTACAATAGAAGATGACCGATCAGAAGACCCTTATCCTGGCGAAAGAGCAGGCGCGGACGACAATTTCTTCGACCGGAAGGCACAAAATGAGCCTTATGTTTGGTGGGTGAAAACTATATCAAAACCGAAGCTCGACTATCAAACAGAAGAAGAAAAGTATTCTACTGCACAAGATCTTTTATCAAAAAGAGTATCTGGTAGTCCTATCTTGAGGGACATCACGATGACGATGGTCGATCCTTCTTATCCAAATGCAACAAGAAAGTTAGCAAGAATTGTAAGAAGAACTGGCTATAATGAAAAGCAAGCACAAGATATTATTAGAAAATACTACGACAATTCCAATACAAAATCTCACCTTGATATAATTAACGGTCGCGAGCGACAAGGTGTCCAAATCCACCAGCTTGATGAATTTGGTAGAAAAATTGAAACTTGGACGCTTCATAATGCTTTCATCAAAAGTATAGACTTTGGCGAACTAGATTATTCAAGTGACGAATTGTTAGAAATTAGCTTGACACTTGGTTATGAAGCTGTTAAGGTATTCTTTCCAGACTATGGTCGTGAAAAGGCGTACACTTATTTCAATGACGTAGAACTACTCCCACAAGAGCCGCCGAACCTCCCCGACGAGAGGGACCGCTGCAACAAAGTATTTGCTGAGCAGAAGAAGAAAGGTGTTATTGCAGCAATATCTTTCGACGAATGGATTGAGACACTACCAGAAAGCAACCCGTGCAAGCGACTTGCTGAGGAACCAGAACCTGGCTCAACTGATAACCCAACAACGGATGCGACCGCGAACGACTCCGAGTCGCCGTCGACGCCTGGAGCAGATGACGCGCCGCAGGTGACGGACGTAGATATGTCCAGCGCCGCCGGGCCGCCTGAATAAACCAACACAACTTAACAAGAGGTAATAATGAGAGATAACAGCAAGCGTTTTGGATCGGGAGCAGAAGCCCCACCACAAACGCACGAGACGAGCGAGACAGACGAAAGACCAACATTTAACTTTGCAGTTCCTACTGAGTTGGTTGATCTTCCGTCAAGGGGACGCTTCTACCCAGAAGGCCATCCTCTTCATATGGCAGAGACCATTGAAATCAAATATATGACAGCAAAGGACGAAGATATCCTAACTTCACCTTCACTTCTTAAGAAGGGTGTTGCTATTGATCGGTTCTTAAAGAACATTATTGTTAGCAACCAAGTCAATGTTCAGTCCCTTCTAACAGGCGATAAGAACGCTATTCTTGTTGCTTCCCGCATCAACGGCTTTGGACCGGACTACACAACGAAGGTTACTTGCCCCAACTGCACAACGGTTTCAGAGAACACATTCGATCTTGACGCTGTTGAGGCTTACCACGGTGATGACCACGAGGGACACGACATTGTTCCAACCGATCGTGGAACCTTCACCATTCGTCTTCCAAAGACCAAGTTTGAGGTTGAGGTTCGTCTTTTGACAAACCGAGATGAGAACGAACTGGTTTCCAAGATGCAGTCAAAGAAGAAGGTTGCTTACGAGACGAACCTGACTGATCAACTTCGCAAGATCATCGTTTCAATAAACGGCGTAGAAGACCTACAGACCATCCACAGGGCCATTGAAGTTCTTCCCGCATATGACTCCCGTTATTTGCGTGCGGCCTATATGAAGGTCGTTCCAGGGCTCGATATGACCCAACACTTTGCTTGCCCTTCTTGCGGCTTCGAAAAGGAGGTGGACATACCTTTAACGGTAGATTTCTTTTGGTCTAGACAATAACTACATCCAGTCCGTGTATGAGGAGTTCTTTCTCCTAAAGTATCACGGTAACTGGTCTTTTGCCGAGGCTTACAATCTACCAATAACAATCCGCAGATGGTTCCTCCAGCGTCTCGCTGACCAAATCAAAAAGGAAAATGAGAAGACAGAGGAAGCAATGAAGAAGTCTAAGTCCGGTAGGCGTTAAGCCTTCGGGCTTTTTGCTTTTGGAAACTATTTATAGGGAGAAGGGGATTTATTGTAAATGGATAACCTAAATGAAGAAATCGATCTTGTTCTAGCGGAGTCGCTACTAAAAGAAGAACTGATGCTTCTCCTAGAGGGCTTTGAAGATGGACCCGGAAGACAAGCAATCGAAGCCATGGTCAATAATATTTTTGATTCTGATAAAATCTCAGATGACGAAAAGGGTGAGATTTTTGCTTCGATGAAAGAAGATCTTGAAGAAATATTAGAATATTTTCTTAACACATGGAATAAGCTTGAGCCTGACGAGAAAAGAATTTCTAAGGCTGGGACAGTTGCAGGAGAAGCCGAAGAAGATATTACTGATGCAATGTTAGATTTTATTGCAAAATACACTGCTAAAATGAATCCTCCCGGTGATGAAGAAAGATTTATGCAGATGATCATAGGTGAGCCAAAAGAAGGCACGCCTAGTGTATTATATCAGAAAAAACACATGCAGGCTGCGTTATGGGCTCTTAGATTTGTCAGGGATGCCGCTGACGCTACAAAGCCTGAAGACGAGCCTGAAGACGAGCCTGAAGAGACAGAGCCGGACGAGCCAGAAACCGAAACCTCTGACGAAAAAGAAATAATCATACCAGACATAGCCCCAGGTGGTGGTGCTCGCTTTGTTGGTGGCCTTCGTTATGTTGGAACACCATTTGACACAAACATGAGAAAGTTTGTTGAGAAAACACCACTTGGTAAGTATTCAACACAAATAGTAGGTCTTATGAGAACTTTTGCTACTCTTACTGTTGCTAATAGAGTTTTAAAAAGTTTTGAGAGTGCTGATACTAGGATCTTAGCCCCCGACGAAGAAGGGCGAATACAGGAGGAGAGACTAAGAAGTCAGGGATTGGTAGAAGAGTTGAGCCAAGATCAGCAAAACTTTATAAACGACTCTGCAAAAGAGTTTGAGAAAGTTCTTGACAAAATAAACGAACCATTTGATAAGCAAGATGCTAACACAGCAGAATCTGAAATGGTTGCTATTATTTCAGAATACATTGAAACGCTCAAAAAACAGAAGAAAAAAGTAGAATCAAACAAAGAAACAAAAGATGCCTACTTCAAAAACAACTTTCTCCTTGAACCTCTCATGAGAGGTTATGCCACAGTTCTCGCCAATTACCAGTGGAGCGGCAAGGCAGAAGAAGCTGGTGATGGAACCGAAGAGGCTGGTGAAGAACCAACAGTGGTGACCGAAGGCAAGCTAACAACAATAAAGGTAGATTTCAACGAACTCAGGGCTCAGTCTCTAAACGAAGGTTTCTTGGAAACATTTGGTGGCATTATTGAGCTTGTTCTTGGCGCTATGTTTGGGAACAAGAAACTTCCAATGGCATTTACGGGAAGCGAAGGAGACATCCACGCCTTTGCTGACACGATCGGAAGAGAAAAGCGTTACATGGATGCTGTAAGAAGATATGGTTTGGATCACCCAACAACTTATAAGAATAGAGCAAAACTGGGCAATTCTATTAAGTCTTTTGAAAGAGAGACTGGCATCAAGTGGCCTTTCAAATAAGGAAGTATAAACGATGGCTTTAAGTGTTCAAGAAGCAGAAAGACTATTAGAACTACAAAGACTTCGTAGAGAAGAGAGTAGAGAGTTCAGCAATGAAGAAAAAGCTGAACTTGAATCTCTTTTGCAACTTCATAGAGAAAGAACTTCTACTGAGGAAGAGAGGTTAAAGAACCTTAATGATCAGCTAATACAACTTAACGAACAAAAGGAACTAGTTGAGGACTTAAAGAAAATCGGAGATTCCCTAATAGGGATAGACGAACTAAGGCTCAATAATTCAATAAGACTTGCAGAAATTCAAAAAGAAGAAGAAAAGTTAGCAGAAAAGAAGGCTACCCTAACTGAAGAAGAGTATCAGGCTCAACTTAAGTTAATTGCTGCTGAAAGGACAAAACTTGGTTTAGAGGAAGCCGGCCAAGAGGCCATGGGCAACCTGCTCAAAATAACCACCGGTATGACAGAGCAGTCTAAGCTTCTTGGCGAAAGGTTACTCAACCCAATGGCAGGTCTTACCGGGGCAATGGACAAACTGAAAGCAGTAAATCCGGCTATGGTTATCGGTGCTGTTGCTTCCAACAGTTTGCAAATGGCAATCGCACAAGACCAAGCAGTTACTAGTTTTGTCAAAACAACAGGAGCAATTGACAAGTTTGATGATAACATTCGCGGACTAGAGCGTTCTCTTGCCAGGCAAGGTATTTCTTCTGCGGAAGCTGGGCAGTCTGTTCAGTCTCTCTTCTTGAATGTTTCTGATTTCACAGAGATGAGCGAACAAGAACAGCGTGTTCTTGGTGAAAATGTTGCTATTTTAAATGAATTGGGCATTGCTTCCGAAACAGCAGCAAAAAACATCCAGTTTGCTACAAAGGTTCTTGGACAGTCTACTGAAGAAGCTGCTGCCCTGCAAAGGGAACTATTTGTCTTTGCACAAGACTTGGGGGTTTCAGCGAGTCAAATAGCGGGTGACTTCCAACAAATGGCACCGCAAATCGCAGCAATGGGCAAGAATGGTGTTGATGCCTTCAAAAATCTTGAAGCACAGTCAAAGAGAACCGGACTTGCGATCAATGATATGATGCAGCTTGTTAGCAAGTTTGACCGCTTTGATACGGCAGCCGAATCTGTCAGTTCTTTAAATGCAATTCTTGGTGGGCCATTCTTGAACTCGGTCGAACTTGTTGCTGAAACTGATCTTTCAAAACGATTTCAAATTCTAAAAGATAGAGTTGACGACGCTGGCTTGTCTTTCGATCAGATGGAATACTACGAAAGGAAAGCGCTGGCCGCAGCGCTTGGGCTCAACGAGGCACAACTAGCGATGTTCATGAGAGGAAACCTAGATCAGATCTTACCAGAGCAAAAATCAGCAGATGAATTGATCGCCTTACAAGAGCAGACGGCACAGTTTAATAATGTAATGGATGAACTAACACAAACAATGCAGGCGCTTGTAGTTTCTTTTGGCCCTCTCATTGGTGTTTTCAAGGACGTTTTGAACTTGGTTCAGTTCCTTGGACCAGTTATAAGTCAAGTGTTAATTCCCGCTCTTATTCAATGGTCCTTGCAGACAAAAAGGTTGGCCGCCGAGCATGCAAGACTTCTAATGCCACTGGTTATAATGTATCAAACTTATGTCTTGTTGACAGATGTTCTTGGACTTAGTGCTCCTGTTGCTATGATCGCCGCGACAGCGCTGGGTGTCTTAACGGCTGCACTATACACAGCCGGTATGGCTTCTAACGTTGCTTTTGCGGGGCTGCCGGCACTCTTGGGACTGCTTGGCACGCTCGCAACAGGCATTATGATAGGCTTTTCTCCATCCGTCTACGGCGCGCTCATGGCTCTTGGGGCAGCCTTCTTATTCCTCGCTCCTGTTATGCTACCAATACTTGGGCCGATCGCCGCTATTGTTGCTGGCTTCGCTGGTATGGCGCTCGTAGTAACAGGTTTGGTCGGGTTACTTAGTTCCCTTGGTGACGGAGGCTTAATAGACAACTTCAGGATCGTAGCCGAAGAAATAGCAAATATTGTTGAAAGCATTAACAAATTATCAGAAGAGAAGACAGTTAAGTTTACAACCTCTATGACAGCAATGGCAGAAAGCTTCACAGGAAATGTAAGTTCTGCCGCTATGCAGTCTGTAAGTAATGGTGTAGCAATGGCTGCTGCTCCTGTTGCAGCAAATGTTCCACAGCAAACTAGTTATAATGGACCACCTCCAGAGTTTAATATAAACGTTAAGATTGGTGAGAAAGATTTTGCCAATGCTGTTACAAGCGTTGAACTTAAAGGTGGTATCAATGAAAATTTATCAAAGTCTATAACAGAACTTATGTTCAGTAGATTTTATAAAGGCTAAACAATGGCTGAAACTTCAACTTTAACTTTACCAAATATAAAAATTTCTCCACTCTGGTCGAGACATAATAAATGGATCGCTGCGTCGGGGGAAGGAACTTATGCATTAACTGAATTTTCTGACAATTATACTAGCAATTATAATATGGTAAACACTTTTGGCAGAATGGATCCGCTAGTATCTTATTCGAACACATCTAGAGAAGTTAATTTTGGTCTTCTTTTTGAAGGCGATGAGGGGAGCAATGCAGAAATAGGAATAGACTTTGCACAAAAAATAGCTCGATTTCAATATCCAGAGTATCACAATTTAAATGATTCTATACCAAATGCTTTGTTAATCAAAAGACCACCTCTGGTTTTTGTTAGCGCCCCAGGTTTATTGGCCGCAGATGCAGAAGGAGACCCTATTTTATGTGTTATGAAAAGCTTTGCTTTCACGCCAACTGTTGGTTTGACTCCTTTAACTGCGCCTGTAATTGGTTTAGACTTTAGAGGCAACAAGACTGTTAATTTTCAGTCGATCACGGTAAGATTTAGTTTTACAGTTCTTCACGCAGAGAGTAAAGGGTGGATCCTATCTGGTGATAAATATAGATTTTTAGGAGGTTTATAAAATAATGCCAAGACATGGACCAGAAATATTGATACAAAATACTAATGACTTTTATGAAGAATTTTTTGAAAAAAGAAATCTTACAAAAATTACTCATTATGCTACACCAAAACTTCCAAAAATGACAGCAGAAATTAGGTCTAACTTTGTTTCTGCTAGACATGTTTGGAAACAAGGTGATAAATTTTATAAACTTGCAACTGAATATTATGGTGATCCTAAGCTTTGGTGGGTCATTGCTTGGTTTAATAAGGCTCCGAACGAAGGCATGATAAAGTCAGGAAAACTCCTTTTGATACCTCAACCGCTTACAAAGATATTAGATTACTTCAACTACGGGGTGTTGTAAGATGGCTGATCCGAAAGAAACTCTTCAAAACCGGAACAAGAAAATAGAAGGGGAAGAGGAGGAGGCTGTCGAGAACAGGCTAGATAGCACACTGGGGGCGCTCGGCGCCGTGACCGACGCCGTTGCAGCGCCGCTTGCCCTGGCGGCTGAAGCTGGCGGCATCGCGATCGATGTGCTCACTGGAGGAACCCCGATCACCGAGGCTGTTGACCAATTTCAGCAACAAAGTATACAGTATATTGAAGAGATAGTAGGCGAGCAGGTTGCTGAGGCACTTGACTCCTTGCGAGAATTTGTAGATGAACGCATAGAAAGTTTATCTAACATTGCAAATGATGTATCCGAATATTTTGCAACAGCAAGTATACAAAGCGACACAAAAGTCATAAATCTTGCCCATCAGTGTTTTTTGGCATACAATGTAGATCAATTTTCTCTATTTCACAAAAATTTGTTAGCTAATGATGTTAGAGGGTTTGCGCCTGATTTTTATCGTGGATTGGATGGTAGGGATTTCATTGACACGAATGGGTATCGTGCAAAAGAAGGTGGAGTGACCCGAATTTATCTAACTTCTGATGATAATACTTCAAACTTTGTCAACAAAGTTGGTATTAAAAAACATGGTGAAAAATTTCTTAATCTAAAAACACCAGAAATTGCTCAACTTATTCCAAGGTTAAGAATTTTTAAAGTTTATAGAGAAAAAGGAGAAGCCACCGAACGAAAAGTGGAGCTTGAATTTGCTGCTGGTACTAGTGCTGACCTTTTAAGGCAACCGCAAAAAACAGAAGTTTTTCCATCATCAACACCAGAGTTTGTTAGAGGCATGGATGTTGGAGTAGAGTCTTTTAATTGGAGGTTTATAGGTGGAGATAACTTTACCGCAACAAGAGAAATAGAGGCTGAATTAAAACTATCTGCACAAACAATGCAAGCGATTTTTTTTGAAAGAACCTCGAATAACGTATTCCCAAAAGAGTCTGAAAAAAACAAGTTTCGTTATCTAGACCTTGTTTTGATGCCAGACTGTAGAAGAGCAGAGACAGATAGGAGTATAAACTGGACATCATATTCGCCAGAGTGCTACGAAATTCAAATAGAAGTGGGATATAATGGAGGAGCAACCTCATTTGGCACATTCGATGAAGACGCAGCACAGTTTAGGGAGGCGATTGAGGCACAAACAGAAACTTTAAGACTGACAACATATGAGCACAATTTTGAGTTCAAAGACGATGGTTCAGTTGGTTTAACTATTAAGATGAAAGGATTTTTGGAATCGTTTGCCAAAGATAAATCTATGAACATACTCCTTCCATATGCAGGAATGGCTTCTGGAAGAGTAAAAGTTAGCCTTAAAGGACTGAATAAAGACAAAATAATACCAAAGTACGGATCCGATCGATTTAAGAAAGCTTATTCAGATTATCCCGCATCGGACATTTGGCCTCTTGAATTGGTTGATGATCTTTTGCAAGCATTAAAGAATGTTGAAGAAAAAGAACAAGATGAATTAATAAAAAGTTCAATTGAAATAATAGAAAAACAAATTTCTAAACTTTTTGTTGCTACGAAACAAGCGCTTGTGTCTCATATATTTAATCGTCTGGAAACTGGTGGTGCTATATACACTTATGTTTTGGGAGATCAAGAATTAAAAGACTTTACGTCAATGCAAACAGAAGACGGAGGCTATCCACAACACACAGACCTTTCAAAAATTGAAAATGGTGGGATCGGTACCTACGCCGGCGGTCCTGGGAGTGATAGGTTCGGTGCCTTCGTAGAAGAAGACATTGGACAATTAACAAGTTCTTTAAATACCTACGACGCAATAACTCAAGAAGATCTTAATGCATTAATCAAGGGTAGTTTAGATAGTGCTTTTGCAGATTCTCGAATAAATAATTTAGTGGGTAAAAATAAGTTAATAAGCTACTTTTTCTTAGGTGATTTGATCGCTGTAATTCTTGATAGCATAACCGGAGACGACACCTTTGAATACACTTTATACAACTCAGCTTGGGACGAGGGCCTTTTAGCCGGCACGGCCGTCGCGATCGGCAGTGCTCTCGGAGCCGATGTGGGCGGCGTTCAAATTAATTACGAAGGTTTTAGAAATTCAACTGTTTCACAAGTTTTAAAAAAACTTAGAGTCATTCTAGGTGGAATCCCAATCAAGATAAAAGGAGACCCGGACACAAAAGTAGTAAATATTGCTCACATTCCAGTATCTGTTCAATCTTTTAATCAGTTTATGATCGATAACGTTCTGTCAAAGGATATAAATAATTATCCATTTTTTGATTTTATTGATGATTTAATCAAATCGCTTGTAATTGATTTTCTGGGAACAAGGTGTTTTGGTGGACTAATAGAGAATAAACTAAAACCACAAGTGGGTGTCTATAATTCAAACAAAGAATTCGATATTGATGGTTCTAAAAATGGCTATTTCGCCCCCTCCCCAAGTAACCAGTCTAATTACTGTGTTCTTGATTTAACAAAATTTAATTCTAAAAATCCCTTATTTGACACCAATAAAATTCAACAAGCAGATCTTATGTATTTTGTTTTTGGAGCTACTTCTTTAGATTTTGGCCAACTTCAAGGTAGCTATAAACAAGATTTAGAAAATGGTATTCTTTATCTTGCTCATGGCATAAATTCGGGTCTTGTAAAGAGTATAAAGTTTGAAAAAGTTAATCAAGAATTCGTTGCGCAAGCAAGATTAGCTTCTGAGGGCGGAACTATATTAAGTCAACTTTCAAACAAATTTGACGTAACAATTGAAATGGTAGGAAATAATTTGTTCAGAGTTGGACAATATGTCTATCTGGATGCAAGTTCTCTGGGTGCTGGACCTTCTTGGTATGATAGAGGGGATGGTGCTGATCGACAAAGATCTTGGTCCAATATTATGGGCTTAGGAGGGTATCATCTAATTACTGCAATAGATAATTCTATTTCATCAGATGGAACATTTAACACTACTTTAAAAGCCAGATTTGAAACTGGTGGTAGGAGACCAAGACCATAATGGCAGCTATTAATAACTTACCAGCAAGAGAAAGCATGGCTAAACGGGCGGACTATTCCGTCAATGCTATTCCCTTACTACCAGAAACAAACGAACCCACACTGGAAACTAGACAACTAAAAGACTTTCTCTTAAACGAGAAGATCTTCATTGGTAGAGTAGACGGATCCTTTAATCCTGTCTTTGTAAATCAGAAAGAACTTGATAACTTTGGACCAGACTCAAATACCAAAGTAGGACTCAGAGTTGTTACCGAAGCATACAAAGACATGAAAAGAAAGTATGATAGAGATTTTGCACAAGGGTACATTAATAGAAATGCACCTGCTCTTAATGAGCTAAGTGTTAAGAAAGCATATATTAATCCTTTTGATAGTTATAAGAACAATCTAAGATCTAGAACAGAAGATTTTCTAAATTATGTTAAGAACAATAGACTGATCAATAACATAGAAGACTTTGATTCCTTTGTCAATCCTTTTCTTCAGTATGTCGAAGACACTGGGAAACAAAGGCCAATAACAAGATCTATGTATTTCCTAACCAGAAGATACTCTCCTCTTTCAACTGGTTTAGCATTTGAGGTAGATAATGCTCCTTACAGCGAAGACCAGTACAAGATCGATGCTTATTACAGACAAAAGAACTTCCAGTATTTTAAGAACCTTGCATCTCGTTATGGTTTTGTGATCGACAAGAACATCCCCTGGCGTCTTGTGGCAGATCTAAACTCTCCGCAAATGACGCCCTACATTGAGAAAGCGTTTGGTTTCCCTGGTGGATCAAACTATGTTCTTGCCGTGGCCTACACGCAGACCTATGGAGACGACATCCCATCTATCATAAACCTGATGGTTCAGTTTTACAACAGAATAGCACAACATAGAGCAAGAACTGTAATCAAAGAGTCTGGCCCAACAGTTGGTGCTGGTGGAAGAACAGCGTTTAACATATGTGCCAAGCAGGGAAAGACAATTAGAAGGCGCCAAGTTGACCCAAGAAGAATACCAAATGCCTACCCAAATGAATTTTGGCTTGACAAGTATGTCAGGATCCGTAATATTGAAACAGGGCTGGACTACAGCGATGCTCAAGTTGAACAGATTTCAAAGAATGCAGGAAATATTGTCAAAAAACTTGACAGGGCCTCGGCGATGCGTTACGTTATCTCTAAGTTCGATAATGTGCAGCACTTCGAAGGCTCGCTGTTCTATGATACAACTCGATTGAACTTTGCTCGTCAAGGACTAGGCGACGAAGCCGATGTTGTTGAAACAGTTAAAAGAAGTGTTCAAGCATCAAACTTTGTGATATACTGAAATAGACTTGGAGGGGTCATGTATTTTCAGGCGCTCGACGACAAAGGCGAGTGTGTTGGGGTTTATAAGGACGGAGAACTGTATTTTGAAGAACTACCAAACAACTTGCAGAAGACATGGAAATATGCTGAGTTTCTCAGAGACCTTGACGTGGAGTATGCTAGTCTATACGCTCCCAATCAGTCTCTTGCTGACGTTTGCCCACCTCACCTCCTAGACAAGTGGCTAGAGGTTGAAGCAAAACTAAAAGCATTTTACCGTTCTTTCGTTCTTGGTAAGGTCGATCTGAACGAAAACTGCTTTTTTGACCTCGTTCCAACCACTTTTCTCAAGGATTATTGTAAAATGAAAGACCAAATAACCCAGCACGTCTTCGAAAACTACGAAAGACCTGCTAACTATGACTTTTTAGCTGATCTTACGAAGGTTTTGACGAAGATCCGCCGCCAAAAGGTCAACATCGACCAGTCTGCGCTCAACAGGCTGCGCATTACAGACAAGGGCAAGCACCTAAACGCTCGTTTGGGATCCGTGTCTCCTTATTGTCATTATCGCATCAACGGAACCATCACAGGTCGCTTGTCCAGCGAGTTTGAAACCTTTCCGATTATGACACTAAACAAGGACTTTCGCCACATCATCCAACCAACTAACGACTGGTTCGTTGAACTGGACTTCAACGCAGCCGAACTACGAACGCTAATGGCCCTGGGAGGCTCTACACCACCCCTAGAAGACATTCACGACTGGAATGCGCGTAATCTATTCAGCGAGGGCACGACACGCGGAGAAGCGAAGGTAGGGCTGCTTGCGTGGCTCTATGATGAAAACAAAACAAATGAAAGGTTTGCGTCTATTTATGATCGCGATGCCGTCCGTTCCAAGTTTTGGAAGAACGGCGAGGTAAAGACGATCTTTGACAGAACTATTCCTGCCGATCACTCTCACGCTCTAAACTACATCGTCCAAAGCACCACCGCCGATCTTGTTCTTCGCCAGGTCATCAAGGTAAACGAGGCGATGGAGGGCTTGGAAAGTTTTATTGCTTTCATCATCCACGACAGCATCGTCCTTGACATGAAGGAAGGCGAGAGACATAAGATCCCAGAGTTGTTAAAGGTTTTCAGCGACACTGATCTCGGCAAGTTCCTTGTCAATGTCCGCGCTGGCTTTAACTTTGGCGATATGAAAGAGATTAACCTGTGATGAATGAACTTGCACAACGAGCCGTCGCCTCGCCGCACTGGCGATGGATGCCGGGGATGCTCGTGCGCTACCCCACCGGATACAGCGAGCGCATCGAGGACGACACCGACGCAGCGGCACGGTTGGAGGACGACGGGTTCCCCGACCTCACCGACCCCGCCACGCTGGGATGCCTGCTCGCGCTGGTGCGGGAGGCGTGGGAGCCGCATCGGGGCTCTGACTACATCGCAAGCACGATGCATACCGGCTCCGGCTGGGGTGTCGGTGCTCGATACGGGTCTGAGGGGCTGGCGGCTATTGTGCTGCCCACCTACGACACCGAAGCCGCCGCCCTCGTGGCCGCGTTGGAGGCTGCGCCATGAACATCATTGGTCTTGGAAAGGCTGGCTGTGCTATTGCGGAGTGTTTTTCAAAATACCCGCAGTACAAAACCTTCTACATTGACCTTGACAGGCGAGGCGAGAACAGTTATACTATTGAAAAGCAACAAGGACCAGAGCAATACGAACAAAATGCACCTGACCTCAAAAAATTCCTTGACACAGCAGAGGGAGCGTGCTACATTGTAATAGGTGGATCGGGGGACATTTCTGGTATGTCTCTCCGAGTAATGGAAGGAATAAAGGACAAGAAAGGAATAAGCGTCGTCTACATTCAACCTGACCGGTCGCTCCTAAGCGAGCGTAAGAAGAGGCATGAGCGCGTAACATTTAATGTGCTCCAGCAATACGCAAGGTCAGGCGCGATAGAACGCATTTACCTTATTTCAAACAACGCAGTTGAGGCCGTTATTGGCGAAGTTCCGATCATCGGCTATTATGACAAGTTGAACGAGATCATCGTTTCAACTCTCCACATGATAAATGTGTGCAAGAACCAAGAACCAGTCATGGGCGGGCTTGAAGAGCCAGGAGAAACCCGCCGAATCTCCACAGTTGGGATTTATGACTTTGAAAAGGATGAAGAAAAGTTATTCTTTTCACTTGACACACCACGGGAAGCATGCTACATTTATTGTGTTGGGGGCAAGAGGTTGCGAGAGGATGGCTCTTTACACAAGACCATCGTTTCACAAATGACAGGAAAGATCACTGATGAAACAAAAACAGTTTCCTATGGTGTTTTTCCTACCAACTATGAGACGGACTACGGATACCTTTTGATCCACAGTCCAATGATACAGAACCAGTAGGGCTGGGATATTTGCCAGTCTTTCTTTAAACAACAAGGAGAAAAGAAAAATGGGTATCAATCTTGACAAGATGCGTGCAAAGCTTGACGCACTTCACAACAAGGGCGGTAAGAAGGAGTCTCCCTTCTGGCGTCCCGAGGATGGTGAACAGACCATTCGTATCGTTCCAACCCCTGATGGCGATCCATTTAAGGAGTTTTGGTTCCACTACAACCTGGGTAAGAACCCTGGTTTCCTCAGCCCGAAGCGTAACTTTGGCATTGACGACCCACTAAACGACTTTGTTCGTCAGCTTTTCCAGGCAGGTGACGAGGCCAGCATCAAGCAGGCTAAGGATCTGATGGCAAAGCAGCGTTTCTTTGCTCCCGTTCTCGTCCGAGGCGAGGAGGAGAAGGGTGTTCGCATCTGGGGTTTTGGAAAGCGTGCTTACGAGCAGCTTCTCCAGCTTGTTCTCAACCCCGAGTATGGCGACATTACCGATGTTGAGTCAGGAACTGACCTCGTTATTACCTATGGAAAGCCGCCTGGAGCATCTTTCCCACAGACCGGCATTACTCCACGCCGTCGTTCAAGCCCTCTCTGCGATGATGCAGTTGGCGGCCCTGATCGATGCGCAGAGTTGCTCGACAGCATCCCTGATTTCGATGAGCTTTTCCCACGGAAGACTCCACAGGAAATTCAGGTTATGCTTGACGAGTGGCTTGCAGGCGAGGACTCTGCTGGAGAGGATGTTGTGAAGTACGACAGTAACAACACCACTTCAAGCGTTGACAGCGCTTTTAATGACTTGATGAGTGCATAAAAGGAGAAATTCATTCATGTTCAGTAATCTATTTGGTCGCTTATGTGTTTCCGTGATGGGAGCACTACTACTTCTTGGCTGCGGGTCAGACAAGGAGGACAGTGGCGACACCGGTTCAGAGACAACCACCACGGAGCCAACGGGGACTACGACTCCTCCAACAACTCCCCCCACCACGGTTCCCACGGGTTCCACTGGTGAGACAGGTGACACTGGCAGCGCGGACACTGGCGTTTCGACAGGCACCTGAGTCCTGAACCAACCGCAGGGGGGCATGGGTTACAGATGCCCCGCATTTTTTAAAGGAGGAACTTATGACAAACGAGAATAATTTTAGCAACAAGAACGTTGCCTTCGTAGCGGTTGCGGTTTTTGCCGTCTTTGCTGGTGTCACAAGCATGATGTTTATTAACACCGAGCCAACCGACGAAGATCGAACAAACAACATTGAGACCATCGAGGTCGTCGCCGAGCCAGCCGAGGAAGCTGAGCCGGAGGTTGTTGAGGTTGTTGAAGATGTTGAGGTCGAAGAGACCGAGCCCGTTTTTGACGAGGCCAATAACATTATGACCGACAACCACGAGCACTGAAATAAATGCCTAAGAGAACAAAGGCAAAGGCAGGAAAGCTTTCCATCGCTGAGATGCGAAAGCTTGTCAACAAGAAGGCAGGTGCAACAGTTGCCCACGATCTGTCAGGGACAAACCCGACAGAGGTTACCGAGTGGATCCCAACTGGTTCCCGCTGGCTAAACTCCATCATTTGTCGTGGAAAGTACGCCGGTATTCCAGTAGGAAAGATCTCGGAGATCGCTGGTCTTTCTGCCTCTGGTAAGTCTTACATGGCTGCCCAGATCGCAGGCAACGCCCAGAAGATGGGCATTGATGTCGTCTATTTTGATTCAGAGTCAGCTATTGACCCTGACTTTCTGACAAACGCCGGCTGTGATGTAGATGATCTACTTTACATTCAAGCATCGTCAGTTGAGTTTGTTTTGGAAACTATTGAAGAACTCTTAGCAGGAAACGAGAACCGAATGCTGTTTATTTGGGACTCCCTTGCTATGACGCCTTCTACCACCGACATTGAAGGCGATTTTAACCCGCTTTCAAGCATGGCTGTCAAGCCACGCATCTTGTCAAAGGGTTTCGCAAAGCTAACCGTTCCTATTGCGAATTCGCAGTCCACGCTTCTTATTCTAAACCAGTTGAAGACGAACATTACCTCAAACATTGCGGAAGCAAGGTTGGAGCCATATTTCACCCCAGGCGGCAAGGCAGCCATTTATGCCTATTCTCTTCGCATCTGGCTGACTGCTCGTAAGGGCAAGTCAAGCTACATTTATGATGACAAGGGTTTCCGGGTTGGCACAGAGGTAAAGGCAAAGATTAAGAAGTCCCGTTTCGGTTCAGATGGTCGAGAATGCACGTTCAAGATCCTTTGGGCTGGGGATGATGTTAAAATCCAAGACGAAGAGTCGTGGCTTGAAGCTATTAAAAGTTCCAAGCACCTCACGAATGCAGGCGCTTGGTGGACTTTGCATTACGAAGATGGAAAAACCGAAAAGTTCCAGTCAGCTAACTGGTTGGAAAAGTTGCAGAACGACACATTCCGAGAAAGAGTTTTCAAGCTTATGGAAGAAGAAGTCATTCTCCGCTTTGACAACAAGGCAGTCGACGCCAAGGAGTTTTACGATATAGACGGCGAAGAATGATAAAACATTCCGCTTGACTTTGATGCCCCAACACGCTACTATAAGAGTGTTGGGGCATTCTTGTATGAAGATCAAGGGACGCCATAGGCGCTATGTTGACCTGGCTCGTCGTCTTGCGGAGGGTTCTACCTATTCGCTACACAGGCACGGAGCCATTTTGGTAAAGGGCGGAAGCGTCCTAAACTGGTCGGCAAACCAAAACAAGGTTCAGAGGTGGGCACAACGCTTTCGGGCTCATGGCTGCGGACACGCAACCCACCACGCTGAACTTGGTGCTATTCTTGGCGTTGCGAGAGACAAAACCCGAGGGTCAGACATTTATGTTGTCAGGATCAGCAAGCAGGGTTCTCTTCTTCTTTCCAAGCCTTGTCCCATGTGTGAAGAGGTTCTTCGTCATGTTGGTGTCAAGAGGGTGTTCTACTCCATTGACGACCAGACGATCGAGTGTTATAAACTATAAACAGAACTTGGAGGGAAAGTGGAAAATAAGAAGAAGCGAGTGGTTATTATTGACGCCCTTAACGCCTTTATAAGAAACTATATTGTAAATGGGATGATCTCTACTAATGGCAACCCTGTTGGTGGTGCCGTTGGTTTCCTAAACTCCATGAAGAAGATCATGCGAGAAGCAAATCCAGACCAAGTTATTATTGCTTGGGATGGTGCTGGTGGCTCACAGAAGCGTCGTCAGACCGTCAAGGAGTACAAGCAGGGTCGTAAGCCTCTCCGTAAGAACTACGAGATCGAAGGTATGTCAGAGCAGTCCCAAAAGGAAAATATGATCTGGCAGCAGCAGATCCTTATGGAAATGCTAAACGAAATGCCGATCATCCAGCTTGTGCTTGATAAGGTCGAGGCAGACGACATTATTGCTGCTGTCGTCCAGTCTCCTCGCTACAAGGGTTGGCAAAAGGTTATTGTGTCCTCCGACAAGGACTTCCTGCAACTCTTGGATAATGAGACTGTCCTTTACCGACCTATTCAAAAGAAGGCTTGGACAAAGAAGACTGTCATTGACGAGTATGGCATTTCCCCAGAGAACTTTGTCATCGCCCGTGCTATTGCCGGCGACAAGTCCGATAACCTCGTCGGCATCCAGGGCGCAGGTCTGAAAACCATTTCCAAGCGCCTCGCGTTTCTTTGCGAAGACAAGATGCACACGCTTTCCGATGTAAGGCGGTTCTGCGAAGACACTAACGAAAAGGTCAAGTTTTATTCCAATGTTGTCGAAGGCTGGGACACAGTGGAGACTAATTACAAGGTCATGAACTTGACACCACCCAGCATTTCGGTGCAGGGTCGTCATAAGATCAACCATGCTCTTGAAAACTTCTTGCTTGAACTAAATGCAACAGGTCTCAAGAAGGCATCGGTCAGTCATGGCTTTGGCTCTTACAATTGGACGGAACTGTTCACGATGTTCCGTGGCATGATCGAGAAGAGTAAGCAAAGTGCTTGACAGGCGACCCAAGGTGGGCTACATTCAAAAGACGGGGGACAGTGATTTGGAGAAGAAGCAGAAGCCGAGTTTCAGCAAATTTGGCAAGGATTTTCAAGAAACTCTATGCCAGATGATCTTGCTGGATCGTCCTTTTGCCGACCAGATCATGGAAGTTCTAGATATTAACTTTTTGGAACTCCACTACCTCCGTGTCTTTATTCGTAAGATCTTTGAGTACCGGGAGAAGTATAATGTTCACCCGACTTACAAGATCATGATTTCTATTATTCGTGCCGAGATCGAGGACGAGAACGCAGCAACCCAGCAGCAGTTGAGAAACTACTTTGCTCGCATTCACGATTCCGTCGTTAGCGGCTCCGAGTATGTAAAGAAGACAGCACTTGACTTTTGCCGAAAGCAAAAGTTGAAGGAAGCAATGATCAAGTCAGTCAAACTACTTGAACGCTCTTCATTTGACGAGATCTCCAAGATCATCAACGATGCAATCAAGTTGGGCGACTATTCTGATCATGGCTACGATTATGTAAAAGACTTTGAGAAGCGCTTTGAGATCAAGGCCCGAAACCCGATTACAACAGGGTGGAAGGAGATTGATGAAATTTGTAAGGGTGGTCTTGGTAAGGCAGAACTTGGCGTCGTTATTGCCCCCACAGGTGCCGGAAAGTCAATGGTTCTCGTTCACTTGGGAGCCCAGGCGATCAAACACGGCAAGACAGTAGTTCATTACACACTTGAGCTTGCTGATACCGTCGTGGCTGGTCGTTATGACTCTTGTCTTACCAAGATCCCCCTTTCTCAAATGCATACTTTCAAGGAGGAGATCTATGAGAAAGTTCAGGATCTTGAGGGTGTGCTTCTCGTAAAGGAATATCCCACAAAGTCAGCATCTACGCGGACTCTGCGAACTCACCTTGAAAAGTTGAAGATGAAGGACATAGATCCTGATATGGTTATTGTTGACTATGCAGATCTTTTGCGTCCAGTTTCTTCTGGAAGAGAGAAAAGACATGAACTCGAATCTATTTATGAAGAGTTGCGTGGTCTGGCCAAAGAGTTCAATTGCTCTTTCTGGACTGCCTCTCAAACGAATAGGTCAGGACTCAATGCAGAAGTTATCACAATGGAATCCATTTCCGAGGCATTCAACAAATGCTTTGTGTCTGACTTCATTTTCTCACTTTCGAGAACAGTAGAAGATAAGCAAAACAATACAGGAAGGTTTTTTGTTGCCAAGAACAGGAACGGACCTGATGGACTCGTATTCCCTGTTAAAATGCACACATCAAATGTAAGTATTGAAGTTATCAAGCCAACGGACGAAGAAGCATCCACTATCTCTGTCAAGGACCAAAGTGAGATTCTGAAAGAAAAGTACAAGAAGTTTAGGAAAGAGCAGAAGGAACAAAAAGAAGGAGCAAAATAAACTATGGATCTATCAACAGAAATACTTTCAGACATCACCGTGCACATGAAGTATGCCAAGTATGTGCCAGAACTATATCGACGCGAAACCTTTAAGGAGATCGTAGATCGAAACAAGGCTATGCATGTAAAGAAATATCCTGCGCTTGAAGAAGAAATAAACGCAGCTTAT